TATTCAAATTTAAACTACAAACCGATCAAGCTGGATTTTTTGATTTTGTTAAAAATGCTTTGGCAGTCATTAATCAAATGATTGAAAAAAATGAAAAAATACTTGTATCTTTTGCACAAAAATCATCAACGATGTTAATTAGTGTTATTAAAAATTCATTACTAGGCGGTGCTGTTCTTATTGATTTATTCAGACCAGTCTTTGTTTATATTGCTGGAGCATTAAAAGGAACTTTTGACATAGTGCGATCTTTACCACCTGGAGTTAGAGAGCTTGGTATTATTGGTTTTTTAATGTTAGGTAGAAAAGGAAAATTATTAGTTTTAGTTATTGGGGGAACAATAGATATAATTAAAAAACAACTTGCTGATTTAATGGTCGGCTTTGCAGATTTTAACCAATCAATTTTAGATTTTAGAAAAAAATGGCATCTTGTAACAAAATCTGGTGCTAAAGAAATTCAGGAAATGAATGATGATATTAGAAAAACAGCAGAAGAAATTTCAAAACCTATGGAAGAAATCGCTGATAATTTACAAAAAAATGAAAGATATACAGAAGACTGGATGATCTTAACTAAAAAATTAAACAAGTTTTTTGAAGATGTAAATGTAAATATCGTAGTTAGCCAAGAACAATTAAGAAAATTATTAGAAAGAATTAAAGGTGCTGATGAATCAACTGAAAGTTGGTCAATCTCCATGACATCAGTTGCAGAAATTATTCAAGAACAGCTTAAAAAAGGTTTGGACAATATTAATCAAACGATTGCAAAAGAAATTGTAGGTGGAATTAAATCTTGGTCAAAAGGCATGGCAGAAGTTTTAGTTCTCGGAAAAGAACTTGGAGAAACAATGAAAGCGATTGCTCAAAAATTCATAGTCAACTTAGTAGCAAAAGCTATTGAACTTGTTTCTCTTTATGCGTTGATGGCGTTCTTTAAGAAAATGGGTTGGATTACAGATCAAGATGATGCAACAGTTATGAAAGAAAAAATAGATTTAGAAAAAAAAGATTTAGCTATCTTATCCACCAAACTTGCTGTTGAAACAGCAATCACAAGACAAAAACTGGCACAAAATGCCGCTATGGGTGGTGGAGGCGGAGGTAGTAAGTTAGGTATGATTTTAAGTTTTGCTTCAATGTTTAAGCAACATGGTGGAGCAGTAGGAAAGGGACAACCTAAAATCGTGGGTGAACGAGGTCCCGAATTGTTTTTACCCAACACATCAGGACAAATAACTCAAAACGCTAGAGGAACTGGTGGAGGTTCTACTAATGTCAATTTTAGTATAACAACTTTAGATGCAAGTGGATTTTCAGAAATGTTAGTTCAAAACAGAGGCACAATTTCTGCAATTATTAATCA